ATCAGCACCAGGATGATCAGCACCAGGCCGGCCAGCTTCTGCACCGGCGTCATGCCAGCACCTTCAGTGCCTTGTCGTACAGCGCCTGGCGATCATCTTGGCCGGTGAGCCCGCCGTTGATGCGCCTGGTGATCTTCGCAAAGTCTTTTTGGTCTGCCAGGGTGTTCAGCCCACGGGTTGACCAGAACCAGGCCGCAGACATCGCCGCGTTCTGTGGCAGCTCGAGCAGCTCTGGTTTGTTGATCAGGTCCAGGCCCAGGGCTTCACCGCACGCGGCATAGTTCGCCCGCCCGGTGATCTGGATCAGCCCGCGCCCCCGGTACTTCGAGCCATCCCCCTTGACGGTGTTGCCCAGGTCGGCACGGCCTTCGTACGTGAGCTGCTGCGCCGTTGGCCCCCAGATCTCACGCACATAGCGCAACTGGCCGGACTCATGCCCAACCTGAGCGATGAACGCAGCGGCGCGGGCTGTGCCAACGATCCCGTAGCGGTTCATGGCCGTATTCAGGGCGGGAACAAAAACGCCGGCATTGCGGCCGGCGTTCGGGAGGATCTGCAGCAACTGCTGCTCGGTGATCGGCATACTTTTCTCCAGGCAAAAAAAAAGCCCGGCTCAGTGGCCGGGCTCGGTGCTTTCGTTTATCTACTTCTCTACTGCCTTATATAGCCTGAACAGACGGGCGGCGTACATTGCATGCCCAAGGTCGTTTGGGTGCCACTGCACGCCGACATCAGTACCATATCCATGCGCCTCGGGAATTTGCGCGATATCCCGGACCGAAAGGTATTCAAGCGACTCTTCAATAGCGACGTTATACATCTCTCGATCAACCGCGGCAGCATCTGGGTCCGAGTATTCCCCATTTTTATTAAGCGGTACTAATGCCCATGGGCCAACAGCGATAACCTTTGGCTTGCTGGGCAAGGCCCTAGACATTCTAACGAGCGTGGCGAACTGGCGATGAAACAAGACAGGATTGCTTAGAGCGCTATCATGCTCCCCGATTTGGATCACAACCAAGTCAGGACTTGTGGTTTGAACCATCGGCATTCCTGCGACACGGCTTGCAACTGATCCGCCACCGCCATAGGTATGAAAACAAGCAACCACTTTCTGCTTTCTGTCTTTTGATATTTTCGATACCAGAAGGCTCACAAAATCAGTTTTTGGTGAGGATGCAGCCATTCCGGATACATGAGTCCAATTTAGATCCTTTATGGTTCCTGCGTTTACCGCATGGCGAGTGATACTGTCACCAATGAATAAGACACGATAGGTACCCTTTACCGCTTTAGGACAATATACCGACTCGTCAAGTTGGCTTTTTTCCGCGAAAGCGGATGAAGACAGTATCAAGGCCATTAAAAAAAATAATCCGCGCATCGAGCTCTCCATTTTTCAATGCGCGAATTGTACATCTCCGCCCTATAGAGACACCATTATTTAGGTGAAACCTGTACTGCGTCTGGTCGGATGGCCTTCATAATTGCGTTCGTCCCTACCGCAGTAACCACCCTGCCTGGCGCCGCGGGATCCACGTATAGAGCCTGGCCATATGAAAGACCTGATAGAGCGCCAAGCACATCTTTCACCGATAGGTAGCCTTTCGTTTTTACGCGACCAAACTGACCGGGATAGATGTCCTCCCATGCGATCCCGGCGAAAATCAACGCCGAGTCCGCGGCCGTCATCTTTCTAACCTGCTTATTGCTCCCACTGAATGCCAGTGCGGATCCCATAGGAATTCCATCCGAAGAGGCGTTCTTTAGAAGCATCTCTTCGTCTGTAAAGCGCGGCCTGTATCTCTCGCCAACGGCGTATTCGCTTGCTACAGCAGATCCGGCAAGGGCGGTATTGATCGTAGACAGAATCGAGGCATTGGTGGCGTTCGTGTAGTTCTGGTTGAACACGATATTCACCGGGGTAGAGTTAAAATTCACGAACACCGATAAAGTTTTCGGAGTTCCAGTGCAGTCTCCCAGGCGCTTGCCAAGGCTGGTTATGAATACGTTTTCAAGTTGCCCAACACCAGCACCCGAGATGTCGGCCCATCCATATCGATAACCCTTCATCCCTGGCACGCCGTTACGAGCGTAGCTTTCCTTGCCGAACAGCGGTGCGAAGGCAGTTCCCCCGACAGATATCGCCGAACCCTCCCCAACGAGGGAGCTTTCGATCCTGAGCGCTCTACCAAAATCCTGGATCGTAAATACGGCAGGGCTGTTCCCGGCGCCCATGATCTTGATTTCTGAATGGTCCGCTGGCTGATCTTCAATTAATGCAGGGATCCATGGTCCTGATAGATAGTCTATGTCACCAACCAATAGGCTGTTGTTTACCTGGACAATGTCATTTCTGAGAGAGCCCAGAGGCTGAACCCTGATCGACTTACCATCAGAATTAGTGGCAATGCACTCGCAGTTATCCAAAGTGCTTATGCAAGGCTTGTCAAAATATGAATTGGTGTGCACGTACCAAGCAACGGTTGGACTCCTAAACGTGCTGCGCACACCTTTGAATTTTTGCCCGCTTGCTGCTCCCCATCCCCATGCAGTCGTAAACGGCCAAACTAAGCTTGGGTTGCCGCCGTTGGCCTCTTGCCATTGAACTGCCCCATCATTACCCAAATGCTCAATCAGGCAATTTTCCACCACCATGGAAGTATTTTTATTCAGGCCACTACCCTCGGAGTGAACTGGATATCTGACATTTCGTCCGGTGACCGTGAGGTTGCTCAGCTGCGTATTGCCATTGACCCAAAGCGTCTGAATATTTTGGATGGTGGATGGATTGACGTTATCAGCCAACTCACCGGCGATGATCGAAGAGTATCGATCGGTACCAACAAGGCTGACGTTGTCTTTTACCGTCCACTCTTTATCTGTGTACGTGCCCGGCCCAACAATAACGTCGTATTCCCGCGTACGCCCGGCATCCAATATCTGGCTATTTGCAGCAACAGGCGACAGGTTGTCACCGCTTCCGTCAGACTTTACAAGGATTTCACGAACATACGGCTGAAGCTTTTGCTCTACCAGGTAGTCGGAGGCGTAGACAGTGCTCGCCACCCAGTTGTCGATCGAGTACGAGAGGGAAGCTGCGCGGTAAGAGTAGCCAGCCGTACCGCCCCCCTGAATCTGGATTACCACACCAATCCGTTCGTCAGCAGCAGTTACGGTGTACGAAACCTCCCTTGAGAACTCTGTACCCGTCTGGGCGTTACCGACAAGCGTGCCCATCGCTGAGCCAGCGCCGTTTCTTACTACGAAACCGACAAAATCTCTAGTAACTTTGGCGCCGAGAAAGTTCTCAGTGGCGGAGGCAACGAGCTTAAGGCGAACAGTTGAACCTGCAAGCACGGATCTTGCAGCCACGTCCAGGGTTATAAAGTGGACCACATACGAAAGTACGCCATTGCTGCCGGCGGGAATGTTTAGCCCGACAACTTTGCCTCCACTCCTTGCGAATGTAGCACCGCCCAGCGCCTCGGCCAGCGTGAGGTAATCGGGGCCAAGTAATTTCTCCCCCGACCCGATCCTCACAAGGTCTACGGCTTTTGTGCTGGGATATCGCTTCACCTCTTGCGCGACTCCAGATGCATTCAGGTAAAGCACTGTGTATTCGGTATCTGTAGCGCTGGGAACGCTGAAATATTTCCCGTTAGTCGTTGCTGCAATGCCAGCAGCGACAGTGGTGAAAACGCCCGCTGTTGCCGCTGCGGCCTGAGCCTGAGATGCGTATTCTGCGGCGTCCGCAACATAAGCTTGGATATTTGTGGCATCTACGATAGCGGCTGAAGAGGCGGCATCTGCTGCGGAAGCGGCAGACTGATCGGCTGACACTTTCGAGTTCTGCGAATATTCCAAGGCCTGCTGGGCGGCACCGATAGCGATAGTTGCATCGCCGGCGGCGTTGGACATGCCCTTCAGAGTCAGAATATCTCGGCCAAGTCGGTCTTGAGTCGTATTTTCCTGGCCGGTTACCAGCAAATCGATGATGCCGGAGTTGTCATAGAGGTCTTCAGGAGCGCTGGACCCATTAGGCCCTACAGGGTTGCCCGTGTTATATCGCATGTTTTCTCCAGGCACTAAAAAGCCCGCGCAGTGGCGGGCTTGTGTTGGTTTGATTACTAATCGGGCGCTGTCGCATTGTCGTACAGGTAAACCCTGTCGTCGTAGTTGAAGCCTTGAACCGAAACGCTTTCGCTTCCTTTCGGGGTTACTTTGCTGATCAGTACGCGGTGGCATTCCCTGGTTACCGGGCCGAACAGAAGGTGCGGCGGTTCCCTGTCCCAGCTGGTATCGGGGGCGAAGTCGAGCGTCGGGATGCTCAGGTGGTAATCGCTGATCCTTGTGGCTGCCCATGGTCCGCTGAGCGTTCCGTCTTGACGCCTTATGCCGACGGAGTGGGCTACGCCAGGCTCCCATATGAAAGCTTCCGAGCTTTCGAGGATGTAGCTTCCAGAGCCCAGGGATATGCCAAGCAGCAGAGCGCTCTGCCCTCTCCCTGGCGTATCGTCTGACACCCCGGCAAGCCCCATGTAATCGCTGTTGTTGCCATCCAGTTCAGTTTCGAACGAGTAGCTCCAGCGCCGATACCTGGTCTCGCTTGCTCGGCGCATCCCAAGACGATATGCCCGGTTACGGTCTCCTATGCCAAGTGCTTGGACCTTCTCGGCTTTCAGGCCTTGCTGCCCAGGCAGTCGACACTTGACCGTCTCCGTTTGGCGCGTACGGCGATCCTTGTACTCAACGTCCACGCCGTCATGCTCTGCCCCAGGGTCTGGCGACTTGAAGCTCATGCGCAGCTGCCCCTTCATATTCTGGGCCGAGTAACCTTGCGTTCCAGTCGGGAAGTACTCAGTGTCGAAGCCTTCCCTCTTCTGGTCGCGCACAGGGCGGAGCCGACCGCGACTGATGGCGAACTCCGCAAAGCCTGGGGCAAGCGCGGTATTCAGCGCTTCCTTGACGGTCATGAGTGAATCGATCGACAGGTTGAAGGTGTCGCCTCTGGCTTTGCACACGGCGTCGAAGGCGGCCAACTCGTCCGTATCAATGTCCGCATCTTGATAACCGGGCGCTTTGGCAATGTAGTTGAACGCCGGAGCAATGTCGCGAGTTACACGGTTATCAGGCGTCCAAGATCCATTGACCAAGATCGGCAGCTTGCGCGTGGCCACCACCGACACCTTGTTCTCGCTTTGGCTTGAGAGCTTGCCGCCGCCAGCAGCGGAAAGAGCCAGAATTGTCCAACCGGGATAACTCGTTGGACTTGGCAGGAGTGCGCGAACGTCATACCACTGAATGCTGTCCTGCACGTTAGTAAGCGTGGACTTCGCGCCTATTCGACGCATCCTACCCTCAGGCTCAATCGCCGATGTCAACGTGAGCTCGCGGGTAAACCCGATCTGATCAAGGGTCCTTTCGACCATATATTCACTGAATGAAACCCATGGGCCTGCCGCTGTTCTGTCTCGATACTGGAATTCATACGTTACGTACCAGGGTTCAATATCGCCCTTATTGTTGACCAGCGCCAAACCACTTGGGAAAAGAACAGTGAAAGAAAGTTTTGTGGCCTTCATGCCGGGAGGGCACAGCGCAAAAGGACCAGCCCAATCACCTTCAAGGTTCGAATTGTCCAGCCTGAGAACGGCTGAGTTGCTTTCGATGAAGTCAAATCCGGGCCATTCATTGTCTGTAATGCCAGCGTCAGTCAGGCGGTCTACAGCGATCTGCGACGTACTCGCCGCCGTGAGCCGGTACCGAAGCCCCTCATAACCAATACAGGCCCAGCCAATACCGGCCAGGAGACCAGACACCGGTGCACCACTGGTGGTGTTGAGCGTAAGGTGGGCGGGGTCACCGCCAGCCGCAGGGGTGAAATCGTTGACGACGTAGCGCCCGGCGTTGGCCCCCACCACCTCAATCTGCATGCCTGGGAACGCCCCAAGCTGCTCCAGAGGGCCGGAAATCACGTCACGGCCACCAGCCCCACCGCCCGCCGTGACCATGTACTGATACATGACCTCTATGCGCAGGATCATGCCAACAGCCCAGCCAGCAGGGAATGCCCCGGCTCCAGTTGGGACGGCGACCAAATCACCGTTGAACTGATACGCCTGGGCGCCTGGAACTGGTGGAACCGTGACAGTTGTCTTCAGCTCAATACCAGACGTGCCTGTCGCAGTTACGCCGACCTCAGGGGCCTGGTACCACCATTTGGCGGCTGGTTCATTGCTCAGGTCTTCTCCAGGCCCGTACACCCGGGCAGTCGCGTTGGCGCCCAGTGATATCACCGACGTGTTCCCGATCTTGATATCGCTCGGGTTGACCTGGCATTCACCACGGGTAATGCACAACAGCATGTGCTGCCATTCATCCCGCGGACCTTTAAAGTATCGCCGCGGCTCGACGATGTAATCGGGGAATATCTCATCCTCACCGAACAGCTCACGCACCGGGTCGCCGTAGCGGACCTGATTGGCCTTTGCGTTGGCGCTTGCCAGTGTGCTCCCCTGCTGCGGAGAGCCCGTCTTCGGCATTTTCACGCGAGGGGTGATGAGCTTCATCACCGCTTGCACGCCCTTAATTGCTGCGATAGTGATGGAGATAGGGTCGGTGCCTTTCGGCTCGATCCAGATCTGCACTCGGTCAGCATTATCGAATCGCGCCTCTGGCCAAACTGACGGGTTCGTGAGGCATCCGTTGATGGCAATGCTCATGGGCGGGACTGCGCGGCGCTCATACCCCTTCACATTGTCGATCAGCCACTGCTCTAGGGTGGTCTCTGCGCTCACCTGGTACTCGCGCAGCACATCCTGATCAAGCTTGTTTGCATAGATCTCGATCACGATAGAACACCACCTTCATGTAGTTGTCTTTGAATTCCTGAAGCCGGATGATCCTGGCCCCGCTGCCGGGGTTGATCTCCAGCACCTGCAGGCGGTCGTCTTTGAGTACCACCAAAGCAACGTGGGCGCAGATGTCGCCCTTCATCGCTGCGGCGATTGCTCCCGGGAAAGGCTCGCAACGCTCAAGAGCCCTGCCAACCTCAGCCCTATAGGAGCGCTGGAAAGCATGAATGCCCAGGCGGGTAACCTCTCCAAACTTGGATAGCCCGGGCAGGCCGTATAGCTCGGACCTGGCTATCGTCGTCAGCCCCCAGCAATCTACGGTCGGCAGTTCGCGACCGCCGTCTTGGTAGATGGCAGTTAGGAATCGTGATGGCATGGTTATAGGTACTTAATGCAGGGGGCGTTGAGAGCGTTGAAGGTTTCGCGGTTGAAGTTCGTGTCGATCAGGTTGAAGTAACCACCGTCGACCCGCACGGTAGCGCCCTCGAAACTTCCGCCGCTCACCACGAGGTAATATGGCCTCTGCGCTGGCAGGCTAAGGTTGGTGCTCAGGTAAAGCCGAAGTGTGGCGCGGATGATTGCGTCAGCGTCCATTGCCTGGCGAATCAACCCCTGTGCCTGGCCCGAAACGCCATCAATTGCAAACGTCACTGTCTGGCTGCCGGTGTTGTCCTTGGCTGGA